TCTGCTTCGGCTGGTAAGTCAAAAACAATCGGCTTGCCAAACAGCATTGAAACAGCCCTATCAACAATCAAGCCAACAAAATTGACAATGATTGAATCATCCTTGCTTTTTAGCGGCAAGCGCTGAATACCACGTCTGTAATCAGAGCGCAGTTTCAGGTCAGTCTTGCGCTCAACCCACGCATCACCCATAAGCGGCTGCCAAAACCAATCGCGTAATCTGTCAAATAATCCCATAAGTCACCTCAAGCATACTTACCTCTTAGTCATAAAATGGATTGCACACTGCAACGAGCTGATACCCAAGTGCATCCTCTTCATACGCATACCGCGTGGCATCTACCCAGTGATTATTCCTGTCCACCGGAACCCGCATGGCCGCCCCATTCCGATCTTCTTTCCACTTATACTGCGCAAGCTCATTACGCGCGTTTACACACTTTTTATCAACAACGATCGTCTGTTGCTGAAGCCACTGGATCCCATGCAGTACCGAGTCCCGACCCTTGCTCGCTGCCTGGGCATTGACCCCATGGTTACGCAGCTCCTGGATGCTCTTTGGCTCAGCACTATCACATATCACATAGTCATCACCAATAATGCGCCTTAGATCCGCAGCAAGTACATCATTTGTCAGGCCTGTTTCGTAAAGTTCTTCAAATACATAAATTGTCTTATGATTCCTATCATAATGAGAGCGATGCAATGCGGCTGGATCTGCGGAGAAGCCAAAATCAAGCCCATTCCGGCGATTTGTGAACTGGTCCTGCATCTTTGATAGGTCCTCAACTCTCCAGTTCGTGAATATGACATTCCCCAATACGCCCCAATTCCCAAGCGTGTACACATTCCGATAGTAAGGATCCGTCTCATTCTCAAGACCTGCAATATCATCAGCGGTCAAAAAACGGTTGTGAATATACCAGGTCTTGAGAATACTCAGATCGTCCGCTCGATATTCTGTTTGACTGTCAGTCAGATGCGCTTTTTTGAAATATTCCTCGTAGATCCAATGGCTCTGGAGAATGGGGTTGAAGCTCAGTATCATGCGCTTTTGGATGCTTTCATCGCCACCCCGCTGTCGCTTGTACAGCTGCTTTACTGTATTGAATTCCGTCTCGGTTGCTTCTTCTACCCAAATATCCGTGATAACACCTTTCGCCGGCACCAATGATTTGATCTTCTCGACATCATCCAGTCCGACAAATATGATCTGGTACCCGTTCTCGCAAGTAATAAGCATGTCACTTTTGTTCACCGTAAAAAGTTTACTTACTTTCCACTGGTTGATAACACGCAATATTTCAGTAAATACTGAGCCGCGGATAGTTCTCCCGACCTGTCTGGCAACAAGATAATTTCGCTTGCCCTTTAGAACATCCAACACACAGCGCTGTGCCAGAAATACACTTTTCCCGGATCCGGATCCGCCATAAAATATTTGTGTCCTTGACATGTTGTCTAAGTGAGGCAGATAAATATGATTGAATATATCCCTATCAACATTGATCTTCACTGTAGCCATATATTCTAATCATCGCCGGTTAGCTTGACCTCGATTGTCGTGCCGGTCTGCATACCCAAATTGATCTCGTCCGGGACCTTGCCATACGCTAATTCAAAAAGATATTGCCGCTCTTTTGTGTTCTTGCTCTCAATCATCTTTTGAATTAGATATTCGATCACAGTCACGGGCCTGCCTTGTATGAATATTTGATCCCCGTTGCTATCCATGGCAGGACTCGTCAATTTCTGCTGTACTAACTTTCGCAGGCTGTTGAACTCTCGAGGCCTCCCGTTGCGATTGATCCTCGCATCACCTTTCACAAACGGCTTGCCAGGTCCACCGCGCGGGCGCTCTGTAGTGTCTTCTTTCTTTTTCGGGGACATATCTCTCAGCAGTTCTTCAACAACTGGATCATTCGACAATCCACTATCATCGACTATTGGTTGCTCTGTAGTTTTGTTGTTTGTCATCTCTTTCCCAAATTACTTTGGTCTTAAAACATAATCGCTCCCACGTCCACCAACAAACAGTGTCCGTGCGGAAATCAACGATGCTCGATATATGCATTATTTCTCTATATAAGCATCTTTGTCGCAGTTCTCTTCTATCTGCTGCAGCCGGTTTTCGTGGTTGATCGTCTATATTTCCAACACACTTATCCTGTCGCCCAGGCCGATAAGAACGACTTCTACCGCATGAAGGCGCGCTAACAGCACCCGAAGCTCATCCGCCGGGTCCATCACTGTTTCCGTTCATAGCATCCAGTCGCGCTGTCAATTCAGCAACCTGGCGTTCCAAGTCCCTAATGCGCTTATCACGGCACGCAACCGCTTTTTGCATTTTCGCCAGTTCTTCTTGCAGATCGGCATTTTCTTGTTGTAAGTTCAATATGGTTGCCTCCCTGTCCGATAACAGGCATTTCAGGCTTGAAACTTGCCCCTCAAGTATTTCTACCTTTGATTCAAGCGTGTTGGCGCGCGTGGTAAGCCTATCCAGTCTTACCTCATAAGCCGTCTGAAGCGTCATAAGCGCATCTGCGGTAGTCTTCTTGCGATTGGCAACAGACGTGACAACAGCAGATAATACACCGCTCCCGATAATTGCTATTATGATGGCGGTTATCTGCTCTGAACTCATGCGGGTTAGCCTTTAGGCTCTTCTTCGGTATCTATTTTAGTATCTATTTTAGTATCTATCAGTTCAATAGTGCCAGCTGTTCGTTTAGCCAGTTCAATAGTGCCAGCTGTTCGTTTAGCGGCTGCATCTTCCCATGCGTAGGTGGCAATAAGAACAAGTAACAGCACATTGATCGCTTCCCAAATTTCAGGTGGAAAATCGGGAATAAGATTGAACAGCACAGTTTGCGCTATGCCAACCATGGCCAGCCAAAACTTTCTGCTTCTGAATAACGATAAAATCCCTTGCATTTAGACCTCCAGTCTATAATCTATTTACTATGGTGGGTAGGTGGAGCCGTTGCTCACTTTTACCCACCCACCGGTTGCAACCACCGCTTTCGCGGATTTAGCCTGATGCCGAAGCAGTCAGGACAGTGGAGCTGGTGGGAGTTGAACCCACGTTTCGCAAGCATTTGCCCTACTCAGACATCTCACTTTGCGCATCCCTATCAGCCCCAAAAAAAAATCACCAGCCCGCCCCCTTTCGAGAGCATGACTGGTGGTAGGTCCAGAATTCCCTATAAAATTGTCTTTACTGAAACCAATATTCAGTAAATGAATTATACCATAAAGTCAAGGCTGTCAACCTTAAATTATGCCAGTTTCTTCATCCTCTCCCAATCCGTATGTTCGTGCAGCAGATATGGCCGTCCGTCCATAACGATCACACTACCGAGCTTGTGAAAGTCCCGCTTTGCATCTCGTTGCGCGGCATAAGCAAGCCGCTGCTCATCTACCGTATGTCCCATTTGAATCGCCCAATAATTGCCCGATGGGTCAAAGTCCATAAATAATTTGTGACTGTGTCCCATCAAGATATGTTGATGATACTGAGCTGCCAGCCCGCGAGCTGCACCATTGGCCACGCTTTTGGGGTGAGTAATACGGAACTCTTCACCACCGCTCCGTAGTATGGCATAGTAGTAGGGACCTATTTCCCACTTCCCGCTATCAAGGCGCATTAAGTTCAATAACTCTGAAGGATTGACGGGGGAATTTATAGCCCGCAGCAGTCTCCCTTCGTGATTCCCAAGCACCCACACAAACCGCTCAAAACACTTATCAAGCGCCATCAGGGCCTTGCGGGCGAATCCCATTTCAGCTGAAAAATCCTTACCATCTAAGCCGGCGCTCTCCCCAATAATGTCAATGATCGCTTGCTGCTTGTTTCTGGGTAGGGAGAGAGCAATAGCCAACAACCGTGACTCGTCCTCTTCGCTCAGTATTGTTCTTTCTCTCGATGGCGCCCAGTTCGGCTCCCAACCGCTGATCGAGTCCATGTGCAGCAGATCTCCCGCGCAGACGACCTGTTTTATTCCCCAGGCATCGGCAAGGTCCAACACCCGATTCAGAAACTCCGCATGATGGAATGGAATCTCCACATC